CAACTCGGAAATCACGCCGCCGAAATCCTGCGTCTGCTGCGCCACCGTGTACGTGGTGCCGGCAGTCATGCCCGACGCGGTGATACCCGTGATCGTGCGTTTCAGCGTGTTGAATGTGGCATCGAAGATTTCGACTTGGTAAGTCGCGGTCGAAGAACTGGTTTCGCCAACTCGCAGCGAGCGCGTCCAGCTTATCGTCACATCGCCGCTGGAAGCCTGCGTTGCCGTGCCGTTGACCGGTGCATACGGCTTGATCGCCACGCCGGTATTCGACAGTGTGAACGATGATACCGAGGACAGGCTTTGCCCGGTCGATACCGCTTTGTACAGGATCGGCTGGTCGAGTTGCGTTGTGGATATTGGCACCCGGATCACGTTGGAATCCAGCAATACAAACTGGTCGCCCACCGCATGGCCCGCCGTGGCCCATTCGGTGCCATATTCTCCACGGGTCAGGCCAGACAGCACATAGGTATCGACGCCATCGACGCTGCTGCGCAGGGTTGCGGTTTGGAACTGGATGATTTCGTAGCCGCCTACCGTTTGCACCGATGCGGTATTGACGCCGTTCGCCAAGCCGGTGGCATTCGTGGAAGATAGGGTGCCGCTGGTGATAGAAACGGTCAACGTATCGGTGGTATCGATACCCCCGGTAGGGAATGGCGAGAGCGCATTTAGCGTTGTGCCCATCGTCGCGGCACCCGCCGTGGATTGCACCAGCGTATAGGTTTGTCCACCATCGAGTGATTGGTATAGCGAGCCGCCCGTCCACCCCGAGTTCGTACCGCCCAGCGCGAGGTAATACCCGGTCGAATAGTTCTGGCTCGTCAGCGCCGGCAAGTCCATCAGTGCAACGATGGTTTGCGAGGCCACAGTGCCGGTCTGCACTTGCGCCTGCACGGTCGAGGTCGCGGCATTTTGCTTGTACAGCGGCGCATGGTCAGCGACGCATTCCAGCGCTACGGTGCCGGTGCGGGATTCGGTTTTCGATACGATCCGCACCGTGAAGATGAACGAGTTGATCGGATCATAGATATTGAATACATCGGTCGGCTCCAGATACGCATATTTCCGGGGCAGCGTCAGCGTAAAGCGGTCGCGTTCGATCCATGCGTTGTACATCAGGATTTCCGCGATCTGCTTGGCTTCCAGATCGGTGAAGACAATCGGGCATTGGATCGTGACTTGCTGGCTGCTATGCGCGGTGAAGCGTTTCGCGGTTTGCACCCCTTGCTGGTAATTGGCACCTTGGTTGATGTACTGCACCGATACCAGCGCGGGCAATTCCGATTCTTGTTGCCTGACAATGTTAATTTTGCTCATCGGGTTTCCTAGCCGGGTATCGTGGTATCCATCGATAACACAAGGGCGGGCAGATTGCCGCGTTCAACGAATTTCACTGTGGAACTAGATTCTACCGCATCGAATCGAAAAAGCTTCATCAGCGGTTCCAGCGCCGCCCGGCATGGTTGCTGCCGCGTCAGCGCAAAGCCATGCAATACCGATTGCATCGACGCGACATCGAGTTGATCCGGGGCCATGCCGCATAGCCGACTCAGTTCGGCAACCACATCCCGTACCGGCAAGGGCACTGGGGTCGGTGCGCCGACTTCGAAGGTAAAGTTTGGCAATCGATTGCCAAAGAGTGCCAGTTGCAAATCGGTCAGCACCACATAAGCAATGCCGCGATGCGCCGGCACATTGCCTGCACCCTCATAGGCTTCAATCGTGGGGTCGGGCAATTGGGTTTCGCTGCCCGGATAAAACGTCACTGCGCCGACCGGCAAGGCTTGGCCTTGGGTGCCGATATCGGTGCGGGCGTTATAGATCAGCTTGTTGTCAGCCCATACCCGTGTCACGCCAACCACCGGGCCAGCACAAATTGCAATCGCACATGACACCATGTAGGAAGTACCGGTGCCGACCTGTTGCAGATTGGTAGACCAGATCACATTGCCGGCCACGCGGTAGCTGCCAAACACAATCGGGATCGCATTGCCATAAGCCGAGGATTGCACCTTCAAGTCCGATAGCCGGCTGCCCGAGTTATTCGTGTTCTTGAATAATGACGAGCCGATCAGCGAGCCCGTCATCAAGCCGCCCTGCGCCGTTTTTTGCGGGGGCGCGGCGGTTTGTCCGGAAAGGGCTAGGGTAGTCATTGTCCCTCCGGAATCGCGTTATCCATATGGATCGTAGTTACCGGGGGCTGGCCGCGCTGCACGAATTTCACCGTTTCCCCGGATTCCACCGCATCCACATAGTAGGCTTGCATCAGCGGCTGCATTGCGCTGCGGCAAGGCATTTGCTGCGTGACTGCGAAACCCTTGATTTTCTGGAACAAGCCATTGGTATCCGCTTGGCCGACCAGACCGATCCGCGCCGACATATCGTACAGGGTTTCCCCGAGGGTGGCCGGGCCGGGCGGAGACTGGGTGCCAAAGCAATATTTCGCGGTGCCGTTGTAATTCGCCGTATTCACATACACGCATGGCAGCGTATCGTTGCCAATCGCTACGGGTTGAATGCCGATATCTATCGGCTCGCTCTGGATTAGCAAATCGAGCGTCACCGGATCGAGCGCTGCCAAGGTATTGCCATTCGCAATCGTGCCGTTATTTAAGTAATCCATGCCGGTGACAAAATTCGTTACCCAGACACAATCATGGGCCAGATCGTACTGCGGGATGGCATTGACGAGGTTGGCGGTCGATTGCTCCCCGTTATCGAGGGTGGTGTAGCTGATCGGCTTATCTGTGATTACCATCATGGCAACTGGATCATAAACGATCAGCCGCAGCGATTCCCCCACGGTCGTCGTGGTTTGCGATTCGGCTTTCAGAACGATGAAGTGGTTGCGCAGGGTGTCGCAGGTAATGCTACGAAAATTGACTGTAAAGCCCGTGGAGGTAGAAGTGTTTCCGCTCAGGTAATTCACGACTTGCCCCGTGGACAAATTCAGGCCGCGCACATGGAAGACAACACTGCCGGTAGTGGAGTCGCCGGAATTTCCCGAAGTGGTGTAGTAAATGAACTTGTCCTTGTAAAAGGTCATTTCAAAAACATCATCCGTTGCGGGGGCACTCGGCAGCGGGAAAGTACGGAGAATGCTGCCATCGGCATTGCTCAATTGCTGGATGCCATACACGCTGGAAACCCAGATCGAGCCATCGTACTGGTTGACCCAGCAGCCATCCATCGGGTCGCTATAGGGGTCAGGTTCTGGAAAGCGCAGCGGGTGAGCCGGATCATAGAAATTTTTGTCCCACAACCATGCTCCGGTCGTCGCGTTATAGGCCCGGACAATCGGAGGCGAATCGTTTTCCCAGTAAATCATTTGATTCGCCTTCGGGTTGGCGATCAGGTAGCCCGGCTCCATCTGGTAAGCCAACGTGCCATCGGTGATGCCATTCGGGCCAAAGCCGGGCTCCCCGGTCGTGGTGCCAAGTACCGTCATGGTTTTCGCATCGATGATTGCAAAGGTGCCGGTCAGCTTGGGGTCATCTTGCTTGATGGCTTGGTATAGCAGCATTTGCCAAACCGTATTCGACATTGAATCGTAGGCAATGCTTTGGTAGTAGGTGATGTTGGCGAGATTGCTGGTGCCGCCCATGTAATCCACGATGGGGCTGTAGGTCAGCGTCAGCGTCGGCCCAGTATCGATATCCGCGACTTCGAAAGAAATGTTTGGCAATCGATTGCCATATTCGACCAACTCCAGCGTGTTGAACACCACATAGGCCAGCCCCCGGAATGCTGGCACATTGCCAACGCCCTTATCCATTTCGATGGTCGGGTCGGGCAACTGGTCTTCGGTGCCCATGTAAATCTTGAAGGAAGACGCATGGAAGCCATGGATGATCTTCACCGAACTGGCGTCATACACCAGCTTCGAATCGAACCACATTTTGCGGATACCCTTACCGCCTTCGCACACGCCAACTGCGAACGAACAAGTGTAGTTCGGGTGGTTCGGGTCTTTGCCCGGATACTTGGTCGAGACTTTCAGGCTGGTCGCCCAGATGACATTACCAGCGACTCGGAATGCGCCATACACGATGGGGATCGTCATGCCTAGCGTCGAATCTTGGAATTTCAATTCGGCAAGGCTAGGCCCGCCCGATTTCACTTCGGGAAATAGCGCGGTGCCCAGTGACGAGCCATACATATACCCGGTGGATGCACCGGCACCGGGGATGATGACCCCGGCATTCGCTTGCATTGATCCGAGTGCGAGAGATGCCATTATGCAGACTCCAAAAGTTCTTCTGCTGCAATAGTGAGCACAGGCGGATTACCGCGCAATACGAACTTCACGACTTCGCCACTTTCCACCGCATCGAACAAGAATGCCTGCATCAATGGCTCCAAGGCATTCCTGCCGGTCATATGCAAGATGCCATAGCCATGCAGCGATGCGCCGAGCATCGAGACATCGATATCATCGGCAGACAAGCCGCAGCGTTCGGAAACGAGCGTGACCACATCTTTCAGCAGCAAGCCATTCGTCGTGACCACTTCGAAATTCAGCACTGGCAATCGATTGCCAAACTCGGTCAGGTCGAGGTCTTCGATAATCAGGTACGCCATGCCCCGGTGGGCCGGAACGTTGCCAACGCCCTCAATGGATTCCATCAGCGGATCGGGCAACTGGTTTTCACTGCCGAAATACAATCGAAAGCCCTTGGCTTTGAAGGCGAGCCCCGCCGAGCCGCTGCCGGACACCGGGCTCTGGGTATCGTAAATCAGCTTGTTATCGGCCCAGACGCGCCGCACCCCGACGATTGGCCCTTCGCAGATGCCGACCGCGAACGATTGCGTGAAGGTGGTCACCGCAGAAGTTCCAGTGCCGGTCTGGGTGCCCAGCATGTCATCCGACCAGATGATATTTCCTGCTACCCGGTAATTGGGGAACACGATAG